TCGAACTTAAAGATATTGTTGATGCAGGAGCAGATGGTCCCGCAACATTACTGAACAAAGCATACTATATGTCTTTCTTGTCAAGTAACGATGCTTGGTTGTATGATAGCGATGCGGGCGGGTTATCATTACTCGAAAATGATCGTAATACACGAATCATAAACTTCACACCCTCTACTGTTCCGGTAGGAATTAACAATCTTTCCCCGAGCAATCAAGACAGCGCACAAGTTGCTGGTGCGGGAACTGCACTTGTTCTTGATTATGATTCTGATAATGGTCGAATATATCTTGAAGGTAGAAACAATGCTCTGTTAGACACAGGTCTTGCGGGTGGTACTGCATTCACAGTTAAAAATAGTACTGGATCAACATTGTTGAGTACAACATTAACTTCTATTAACACAGTGGGCGTTAACAATTATCCGTTAGATTATAAGACTTCTTTGAACGCAGTTAGTTCGTCTGGATGGGCAACCCCAGCATTCGATTTAGTGAATGAAGGTAATGTAGAAGGCGAACCACCACCCGCACCAGTTTGGACATTTATGTACAATCCAATTGGTGGAGACGATCTTGGATTTCAGCCTGGTGGATCGCAACCATCGGCACCGGATCGAACGTATATAACATTCAACGTTGTGTGGAAAGAACTTAATCAGTAAGATGGCATTTATTCATCATCAATACGGTAACAATTGGAATTGGGATCCTGTTCTTGGGTATCCCAATCAGAAGGTAGCATTTGATGGTCGGAATAAGATCATATATGTGAGTGAAGGTGTGACAGAACTAGATGTAAAAGTGGATATATATTCCGCGTGGAAAGAATGGACGCTGGAATCACCTGAGTATCCTGCCGCAATTGGATGGAAACGAGCAATCAGTGCAATTGGTGGTGAACCACTAAACGATACACTGAATGTTGGTTCGACTTTCTTCTTGGAAAATGGATGGAGAATACAACCGTTTGCCAGTGGTCAACCATACCTTTTAACTGTGAACGGAAACATTTATACACGAGAGGCGGGTGGTAACCCATTCCTTTTCGCAGAAGGTGTATCGGTTAACTTGACACGTTCTAACCTTGTTGACCAATTAGTTGCTTCCGCTTCGATCACAGAAATGGATTACAACAACATAGCAAACAAAGTATGGGAATACAGTCAGTCTGTGAATACTGGTAGTAATTCATACGGAGCACTTACTAAAGGTATAGATAGTGACTTAACAACGGTTAAAGTACGAATTGATAAAACTTTAACTACAGGCGAGTTTTTAGCATTTAAATAAAGGAGATATAATATGAGTGAGAGTGAAGTTTCACAAACGGTTGTAGCACAAGTCGAAGCGGACCCGATTGAACCTAATAATCGAATTGCAGATTTGTTAGCTGCCATTGAAGGCGAAAAACATAATGACGCAGAAAAACTTTTCACTGACCTTCTCCAAGACCGGGTAAGTGACGCTATTGACCAGAAGAAAATTTCTGTTGCAACAGGCATTTATGGTATGGGAGAACAAGAACTCGAAGCAGAAGAAGAAGATGATTATTATGATGTCGAAACATCTGAAACTGAAAATTAAATATTTTATAAATAAAATGTATGAAAACATTTAAAAATTTAAGAGAATCTGCGAAAAAGAAAATGCCGCCTGGGGATCATGTGTCCTCTAAAAAGGTTGGCAAAGTTAATGTAATGGTGCATAAAGATACAAAGGGTTTCGTTGTCTACATTGACGGCGAAAAATTAGACACTTACAAATCTCAGAAAGAAGCAGAGAAAATGGGTGTCGCTTTTGCTAAGGAAATGTAAATGAAACTTATTGCCGAATATATGGAACAAGATTTAAATGTTATCACCGAAGCGAAAGAAGGTGGTGGCAAGTCTTACGTTATTGAAGGTGTATTTGCACAAGCAGATCAAAAGAATCGAAACGGCCGTGTTTACCCAAAAGCAATTATGGAAAATGCGGTAAACAAGTACGTAAATGAACAGGTTAAACAGAAAAGGTCTGTGGGTGAGTTAAATCATCCCGAAGGTCCGACTGTTAATCTAGATAAAGTTTCTCACCTTATTACTAACCTACAATGGGAAGGTAATAATGTAGTAGGAAAGGCATCTATTCTTGATACTCCGAATGGTCAGATTGTTAAAGGTCTACTCGAAGGGGGAGTCAAATTGGGTGTTTCAACTCGTGGTATGGGTAGTCTTGAGAATAAAAATGGTGTGATGTACGTGAAGGAAGATTTTCTTCTTAATACCGTAGATATTGTCCAAGACCCTTCAGCTCCCGGTGCGTTTGTTAACGGCATCATGGAAGGCGTTGATTGGGTTTGGAACAACGGCATCATTCAACCTCAAGAAATTGAAAAAATGGAGACAGAAATTAAGAAAGCTCCACGCACTGATCTCTACGAGACTCAGGTTCGTGAGTTTAAGAATTTCCTCTCGTTACTCAAAACAAACTTTAAGGAGTAAAACACATGTCTGATCAAGAGAACATGATTGATGATGTTGAACTTCCTGAGTCGTCTGAGGACCAAATCGAGGAAGCGAAAGGTCACGATCCTGAAGATGCTGAAAAAGACTCAGTAGATTCAGTAGACACGGCAGCAGATGCTACTAAGCAAGTTGCCGCTCCGAAGACTAAAGCAGGAATGATCAACGCAATGTATGGCAAGATGCACGCTATGAAGAAGCATGAACTTCAAGCCATGTATAGTAAAATGCAAGAAGAAACTGAAGTGGAAGAAGGTGAAGAAGTTTTAGAACTTCCCGAATTTTCTATCACGGATGAACTGAAAGCATTAGTTGAATCAGAAGCAACTTTGTCCGATGAATTTAAATCGAAAACTGCTGTAATCTTCGAAACTGCAATTCGTTCCAAACTCTCTGAGGAAGTGGAGCGTCTGGAAGATGAATATCAATCACGTCTCAATGAAGAACTGAACGCAACCCGTGAAGATCTTGTTGAGAAGGTTGATAACTACCTCAACTATGTAGTTGAAACTTGGATGGGGGAGAACGAACTCGCTATTGAGTCTGGTCTCCGTACTGAAATTGCTGAAGGTTTCATGAATAACTTGAAAGAGTTGTTCGTTGAATCTTACATCGAAGTGCCCGAATCTAAGGTAGACCTGGTTGACGAACTTGCTGCATCAGTTGAAGAGTTGGAAGAAAAACTCAACTCACAAACTGGTTCAGTATTAGAAATGCGTGAAAAATTGGAAGAGTACCAGCGTGAAACGGTTGTCCGTGAAAGTGCTCGTGATCTTGCTGACACGCAAGTAGAAAAATTACGATCTTTGGTTTCTTCTCTCGACTTTGAAGATGAAGAGTCTTTTGCTGAAAAAGTTAAGACAGTAAAAGAGTCATACTTTAAGAAAGAAGTAACTTCAACCGAAGAAGTAATCGAAGAAGATTGGGATTCTGAATCTACAGTTGAGTCTAACTCAATTATGGGTCAGTATCTTTCTGCAATCAAAAGAACTAATAAGTAATAATTAAGGAGTAACAAAATGCAAATTTCTTACGATAAACTCGTTGAGAAGTGGGCTCCCATTCTGAATGAAGAATCTTCTGGTGTTATCAAAGATTCTCATCGTCGGGCGGTAACTGCTGCTATCTTGGAAAACCAAGAGAGAGCATTTGCTGAACAGGCACAATTGATGGAAGTCAACACTAACAATTCAGTAACCTCAGCACCTGGTTCAGCTGGTTCTAACTGGGACCCTATCCTCATCGCACTCGTTCGTCGTGCAATGCCTAACTTGATGGCATATGACGTATGTGGCGTACAACCTATGACTGGTCCTACTGGTCTTATCTTTGCCATGAAGGCACAACATAAGACACAACGTGGTGGCGCAGAAGTTAACGAAGAAGCTTTGTTTAACGAAGCATACGCACCCTATTCAGGGGATTCAAGTTTGTCACAAGACGCCAATACTTATGGACCCTCTGGTCTGGCTGGCGCTACTGACTCTGATGCTCTTGGCTTTGCAGACGGTGGTATCGTCGACTCAGGTGATAAGTATATTCCTGCTGGTGTAGGAGCAAATGGTACTGGAATGACTACAGCAGCTGCCGAAGCACTCGGTACTGGTAATGGTTCTGGAACTTTTGCTGAAATGGGTTTCACGATTGAGAAAGCAACTGTAACTGCTCGCAGCCGTGCGTTGAAAGCAGAATACACGCTTGAACTCGCTCAGGATCTGAAAGCTATTCACGGTCTTGACGCTGAAACTGAATTGGCAAACATCTTGTCAACTGAGATTCTTGCTGAAATTAATCGTGAAGTTATTCGAACGATTAACGCACAAGCTAAGATTGGTGCTCTTCAAGCAAACGTAACAACTAAAGGTATTTTGGACCTTTCTACTGATGTTGATGGACGTTGGTCTCTTGAGAAGTTCAAAGGTATGTTGGTACAGATCGAGCGTGAAGCAAACGTAATCGCAAAAGAAACTCGTCGTGGTAAAGGTAATGTTGTCATCTGTTCTTCAGATGTTGCTACTGCTTTGACTGCTGCTGGTATGTTAGATTACTCGCCTGCTCTGTCTACGAATCTTCAAGTAGATGACACTGGTAATACTTTTGCTGGTGTATTGAATGGTCGTACTCGTGTATACATCGACCCCTATGCAGTTGCTGACTATGTAACTGTAGGTTATAAGGGTTCAAATCCTTATGATTCTGGTGTGTTCTATTGCCCTTATGTACCTCTTCAGATGGTACGTGCGGTTGGTGAGAATGATTTCCAACCCCGCATCGGGTTTAAGACTCGTTACGGAATGGCGTCAAACCCATTCGTAGGTGCTACACCTTCTAACGGTCTTGCTGCAGTACGTACAAACCAGTACTATCGTATTTTCCGCGTGGATAACATCCTCGACTAATAAAAATAACGATGGTTATAAAAATTTGGGCACCTTCGGGTGCCCTTTTTTTATGCAGCGTTTCTACCTTCCTCATCGAATAATGTCTATTTCGTCAGCGTTAGTGTTCCATGTTTCTAATTGGGTACGTAAACGACCCTCCGATTTGAGAGTATCGTATCGTTTTGATGCTTTATTTCTCCACCACTCAACAATATTCTCAAAATTGAATCTATCGTAATTTTCTGCTTTTGTCAAATCATTTCTTTTTAAATTTAAAAAATCTTTAACAGATTGTGCGTCATAACCATAAGTGGATACATATGACCTTTTCTTTTCCGTAAGATTTAGAGCATTAGAATACACATCACAAAACTTTTCATAAGCAGATTGGTCGTGCATTTTAAGTGATGCTTTTATTACACTAACCATTTTCGTTTGTGTTTTTAATTTACGTGAAGACGCTTCACGGTCTACGATTCTTTCACCTTCATTTCTATCTGAAAACCATTGGTCGAGTTTACGATATTTTACATCATTGATAAGAGGTGCAAAATTTGAATCTGTTAGTCCGGTAAATCTCAGGAAAGGTTTCATACCATCATATTGACTTGATGATTTGCTAGAACCATATAAAGAGGTTGTTTCAAAGACACAGAAATTACTATCATATTTTTTATTTAATATATTTCTCACTTCATGTGATGTGCAAATAGCTGCACACAATTTTCCACCAAGAGCATTAAACCCAAAAGGTTGACTTGCTACAATTGTAAATCCCATGATTGTTGAATTGTTAAACCTCTTCATGACCTCAGTGTTATATGAATCGAGAGGGTTTCCTAACCATTCATTACGCGGTCTAGAGTTGATAACTGGAGAACCTAAACGTATCATACCTAAAATTGAATTGGTGTTTTTTTCTTTAACTAAAAGACATAATTGTTTGCCCGGAATACTTTGTTCGATTACAGCTGAAGTGACAATTTCACAATAGGGATAAAACTTAGATACCTTTTCCACGTGGAAAGAAATTTCCATATCTTTAGGATGAATAGTATGTCCATCATAAAAATCATTTTCAATGCCCATGTCAGGCAAAGACTGGGGAAAAGATTCCATACGTTCCATTTTAACAGTACGCATATAATCATCAATACGTTCGAAGTTACCAAAGAACTCTTCGAACACATTTGCTGCGTAGTGTGCATCGGATTTAGATAAAATCATAAAATAAACTCTCAAACAATAGAGATAGTATATAGCATTTTTCCCAGTATGTCAAGGTATAAATAGAAGAAACGATTAAGGGTTTACACACCGTGGCAGAACTGACAACTAACATTAACTATCTCCAACCTACTGGATTTGCAATCTCTATCTCTAAAGAGAACTATCCGAATATTCAATATTTCGCTCAGTCGATGTCTCACCCCGGCATTACTATTGCAGAGATAGACCAAGCATTTCCAAGAGCGAACGTGCCCATGATTGGCGACAAAATACGTTTCGATGAAGTATCATTCACTTTTCTTCTTGATGAAAACATGGAAACCTATAATGAAATGTTTGGATGGATTAATCGTATTGTCAACGAACAGTTTAAGACTGCTGGAGATTCTATGTTAAATGGCATATCTTCAGAAGCTGACATCACGGTTACTGTCCTTACTAGCCACAACAATGCGAACAAACAAATCAAATATATAAATGCGTTTCCGATTAACATTGGTCCGATAGAATTCGGCACCACCAATTCGGAAGTTATACCGTTAACCTTTACGGCCTCTTTTAAGTTCTCGTACTTCGAGTTGCGATAGTCCCACTTTTGTGGTATTATATTATGAATTGTATAGGAATTTATCATGGACCTAAAAAACATTCTTGCGATGTGGGAAGAGGATTGTGTTATACCTTCGACACACCTAGATGAAACATCTCGAAACACGCCTTCGTTACACTCCAAATATCTGGCTCTTTTGTCAGATACGAAATTAAAAATGAAAGATGCTGAGTTCAAACAAAAAATACTTCTGAAAGACAAGTGGTTATATTATAACGGAAAGTTAGATCAAAAGTCAATAGATGAAAAGGGATGGGACCCAGACCCATTTGATGGACTTAAAATACTCAAGGGTGAAATGGAACACTATTACGAAAGCGACCCCGAGTTACAACAGTCTGAAGCGAAAATACAGTATCTTAAAACTGTGATAGATACTTTGTCAGAAATTATTAATAACCTTAATTGGCGCCACCAGACAATCAAAAATATGATTGAATACAAAAAATTTGAAGCTGGATTTTAGTGATAAAACTTAAACTCAAAAATCATGCGATGTTACAGTTGGTCGAATGTAACCCAGGCCTCGCACAAGAATTGTATGATTATTTCTCTTTCGATGTGGAAGGCGCAAAGTTTATGCCTGCCTATAAGTCACGTCGGTGGGACGGCAAGATCCATTTGTTAAATCGAATGAACGGTGAAATCAATGCGGGTCTTTTGAGTGAGATAGAAAATTTCCTTTATCGAAGAGGGGAAAGGGTTGTATACGAGTCTACTGAATATGGTATGCCAGGCGTTATTAATAAAATCAACCATATGGAAATTATGCGGTGGATGGAGGGGTTGGATCTACCTTTTAAACCTAGAGACTATCAGTACGAAGGGTTCACACACGCATTAGAAAATAAAAGATGCGTATTGGTTTCTCCTACAGGTTCAGGCAAATCCTTTCTTATATACCTCCTGATGCGGTGGTACCTTGACCGACATGAACAAAAAGTATTAGTTATTGTTCCTACTACTAGTCTTGTAGAACAGATGAGTAATGACTTTACAGAATACGGTTTTGACCCAAATTTGTTTCATAAAATATATAGTGGTAAAGATAAAGAAACAAATAAACCAGTATTGATTAGTACTTGGCAATCTATTCATAAATTGGGACCCCAATGGTTTGAAAAATTTGGAATGGTTATTGGAGACGAGTGTCATGGTTTTAAAGCAAAATCTCTCTCGTCAATTATGAACAAGGCGTTTAATGCTGAGTATCGTTTTGGTACAACTGGTACTTTAGATGGCACCAGCGTCAACCAGATGGTCTTAGAGGGACTTTTTGGGCCAGTGCTTAGGGTTACTACTACTGCGAAACTACAAGAAGAAAAAACTCTAGCTAAATTAAATATTGATATAATAGTTTTAAAATATAATCAAGAAATTAAAAAAACATTGGCCAATGCTACCTATCAAGAGGAAATTGATTTTCTAGTATCATGTGATGCCCGTAATAAGTTTCTGCGTAACTTAGCGTGCAGTCTGGATGGGAATACGCTTGTCCTTTTTAACTTGGTTGAAAAACATGGGAAAGTGTTGAGAGATCTAATAGAAGACAAGATAGAAGAGGGAAGGAGATTGTTTTATGTATCTGGAGAAACTAAAACTAATGATCGTGAAGCGGTTAGAAAAATTGTCGAGTCACAGTCAAATTCTATTACTCTCGCTAGTTTGGGGACTTTTAGTACTGGGATTAATATACGGAATATCCACAATATTGTATTCGCCTCTCCCAGCAAATCTCAAATAAGGGTGTTACAGTCTATTGGTAGAGGATTAAGGATTTCTGAGAACGGCCGTAACACCAGACTGTTTGATGTTGCTGACGATTTGCGTAATAAAGGGAAACCAAATTTTACCTTGCGACACAGCGCTGAAAGAATAAAGATATATAATAGTGAAAAGTTTCCTTATAAAATAAACGAAGTTCAGTTATGAAAAAAGACACTATTAAACAATTTGTTTTAACTAATGGACATGAAATTATTTGCGATGTTATAGAATGGACAGAAAAAGAGTTTACTGAAATCGTCGTTAGGAATTGTATGGAAATAATTTCTGTTATAAATGATAATCAAAAAATTTATATTTTCAAACCTTGGATGCAATATCAAGAAAGTCATTCTGACCTAGTTGTTGTCAATTCGGATCATATAATATCAACAGCGATTCCTAATAAGTACCTCATTTGGCAATATGAAAAAGCTGTAATGGACATGCATGAAACCAGTACACAACGGGCCTATGAGTTTAAAAAAGAAAGAACTGAAAGATATCAGGAAATGATTGCAGTACTGAACACCATTAGTGAGAGAGAAAGTTATAACCGCATATATGATGATTCTGATGTTAAAAGTAATATTATACAGTTTCCTATTTTTTAGGTATATTCATCCCTGTGGCACTGAAGCTTTAGGGTAACACATTTCTTCCACTTTGTCAAGACCCTTGCAATAAAAAATATTTTGTGTAATAATAGTGAAATGATTTAAGGAGTTGTTATGGAAACAAAATTAAAACCTAAAGAAAAACCGCATTATGTTAACAACGCAGAATTTTCTCAGTCTGTTGTAGAATACGTTAAGTCTGCTCGTCAAGCAAAGATAGACGAGTCTACTAAACCAATGGTACCAGATTACATTGCCCGATGTTTTTTAAAGATTGCCGAGGGTCTTTCTCATAAGGCGAACTTTGTTCGTTATACATACCGTGAAGAGATGGTGATGGATGCTGTAGAAAATTGTCTGAAGGCAATTGAGAACTATAATATAGATAAGGCAACTCGCACAGGAAAACCTAATGCGTTTGCATACTTCACTCAGATTTCTTGGTATGCATTCCTACGCAGAATACAGAAAGAAAAGAAACAACAAGATATAAAACTTCGTTATCTTTCTGAAACTGGCCTTGAACAACTAGTTGCGGAAGAGTTTGAAAACAATCCAGCTGCACTACAAACACAAGCATTTATTGATGACCTTCGTGAACGAATTGATATTGTTAAAGAAAATGACCAAGCAGTTAAGAGTTATGCAAAGAAAGAACGTAAAAAAAGATCTCGTCACGTAGATTCGGACTTGACAGACTTTTTGATTTAGTGTATAATGTTTATTAAATTGTGGACTATCTGGAAATACGCTTTAGGTGGTTTCTCTGACGATAAAACGGAACCATATGATAATTATGTTGCACTCCTACGGACAATGATTGTCGGAGTGAACTTTCTAACATGTTTTTTTATAATGGCAAACGTGGTACATAACTGGTGAAAAAATGCTCGTAGCAATATTAAACGATACCCATGCGGGTATACGGAACAGTTCTGAAATCTTTATGGACTATCAAGAGAAGTTCTATCGTGATGTTTTCTTTCCATACCTCGAAGAGCATGGTATCAAAAAGATCTTACACTTAGGAGATTACTATGAAAACCGTATTTCGATCAATTTTAAAGCACTTAATCACAACCGCCGTATTTTCCTTGACGTTCTTAGGGATCGTGGCATTCATATGGATATCATACCTGGTAATCATGACTGCTACTTTAAAAATACCAATCGGTTAAACGCACTCAAAGAACTTCTTGGTCACTATATGAGTGAGGTTCGGATTATTGAAGAACCTACTGTTGTTGACTATGACGGATGCAAGCTTGCTTTACTGCCTTGGATTAATAATGAGAATGAACAAGAGACTCGTGATTTTATACAGAACTGTAAGGCTGATATTTGCGGCGCACACCTAGAACTTAACGGTTTTGATATGCAACTGGGTATTCCTTGTACAGACGGAATGGAACCGGGTCTGTTCTCTAAATTTGAAACGGTCCTGTCGGGACACTTTCATACCAAATCGCAACAAGGGAATATTCATTATCTCGGTAGTCAAATGGAATTTTTTTGGTCCGATGTAAACGACAGAAAATATTTTCACATTTTTGATACAGACACAAGAGAACTCAAAGCAGTGGAAAACCCTATTACTATCTTTGAAAAACTTTATTATGATGATACCAAACCACAAGCGATTAAAAATGTTTCATATCTCGATGAGAAGTTTGTCAAGTTAATCGTGGTTAACAAATCAAAACCAATAGAGTTTGAGAAATTTGTTGATAGAATTAATATGAGAAAAATTCACGGCCTTCAGATCGCAGAGAACTTCCAAGATTTTGCTGGTGCTCAGGTCGATGATGAAAATCTTTCTATTGACAGTACTGATGATTTATTGTATAGTTATATAGATGCGGTCGATACTGACTTGGATAAAGAACGTATCAAATCTCGTGTGCGTGAATTAATGATAGAGGCTCAGAGTCTAGAAATTGTATGATTAAATTTCGTCAATTGAAATATAAAAACTTCCTGAGTACAGGAAATTCTTTTACTACTATAAACCTAGAACTTACCAAGTCAAGTTTGATAGTTGGTCAAAATGGATCGGGTAAGTCTACGATGCTTGACGCCCTATCGTTTGCCTTGTTTGGCAGGGCACATCGTAACGTAAACAAACCGCAACTTGTTAACACGGTCAATAATAAAGACTGCGTTGTTGAGGTTGAGTTTGATGCTTTGGGACAACAATTCAAGGTTATTCGTGGGTTAAAACCCGCAAGGTTTGAAATCTGGCAAGACAACCGTATGATTAACCAAGATAGTCATGCGAAAGAATATCAAAAAATTCTTGAACAGAATATTCTGAAATTAAATCATAAATCTTTTCACCAGATTGTTGTGCTGGGTAGTAGCAGTTTTGTTCCTTTTATGCAACTACCAGCACAACATCGGAGAGATGTAATTGAAGATCTCTTAGATATTAATGTGTTCTCTAAAATGAATACGGTTCTTAAAGAAAAGATTGGTACCCTTAAAGATTCTATTCGCGAGAATGAACATCTTCTTGAGTTGAATAAAACTAAAATAGATACACAAGAGGATCATATCTTTGAACTAAAAAAAATCTCTGAAATTGCTACCAGTAAAGTTGAAGATGAACTTGCTGAACAACAAACAGAGTTGGCCCGCCTAGAAAATCTCGTTAGTGAGTATACTGATACTAAGATGCGAGAAGTTGAGAAGTTGCTATCTGCAACCAAAAAACAAATCGTCAAACTTGAGAAGTTTGACTTTCAGTTTGATCAAAAGATCAAGAAGTTTGATAAGGATGTAAAATTCTATGAGGATAACGACACATGTCCCACCTGCGATCAAGAGATCGCCATTGATACCAAGAGTAGAAAAATCCGAGAAACTACCGAATCAAAAAGAGAGATCGAAGAAGGCAAACTCACACTCTCTTCCAAAATAACAAAACACTATGATGAGATGACATGGAATGAAAACATTCTGTCCGAAGAAACATCTAAATTCCAAGATGTCGAAATGCACAGGCGTGAAGTTGTCACCATCAGGTCAAGAATTCGAAGTTTACAAAGTTCTATATCCGCAGGGGGACAACATGTGGATAGTCTCCAAACCGCACAATCTGCGCTTGAAGATTTACAAAGAACTCGTGAAGAGGTCGTATCGAGGAAAATGGAGCTCGCAGAGGAACGGGAATATAATAATGTTATTACCGAAATGCTCAAAGACTCAGGTATCAAAACCAAAATCATCAAACAATACTTGCCCGTTATTAACAAACTTACAAACCAATATCTCCAAGTCCTCGACTTCTACGTCCACTTTGATTTGGACGAGGGGTTCAACGAGACGATTCGATCAAGACACCGAGACGCATTCAGTTATTCCTCGTTTAGTGAGGGAGAGAAACAACGTATAGATCTTGCTTTGTTGTTCACTTGGAGACAGGTCGCTAAAATGAAAAACTCTGTCGCAACCAATCTGTTGATACTGGATGAAACATTCGACTCAAGCTTGGATGCAGACGGAGTAGAAAATTTGTTAAAGATATTGGACACACTTGATGATGAAACCAATGTATTCATTATCTCACATAAAGGCGAATTGTTAGATAATAAATTTGAGAGAAAGATTGAGTTTACAAAATCTAAAAATTTCAGTAAAATTATTTGACATTTATATTATAATTTGTTACTATATATTAACTGTAACTCAAAATACAACACAGGAGTAAAAAATGAGTGAAGTAGAAACCCAAGACCAGCAACCAGCAACGCCTGGTCTTCAAATGACCGATCTTGCCAACATTGTTGCAATCATCGATGCTGTTACTACACGTGGTGCTTTCAAAGGTGAAGAACTAGAAGCCGTTGGTAGTGTGAGAAATCGCATCGCATCTTTTGTTCAAGCGGCCGCCTCCCAAGACGCGCCTGTTGAAGAAACATCAGATGAAGAATCATCAGATGAAGTAGAAGAAGTAGAAGTAGAAGTAGAAGAAGTAACCCAATAACCTTAGAGTAATTTATATTATGGAACTTTCCGATAAAACTATGTCGGTTCTCAAGAACTATGCGACAATCAATCCTAACATCGTAATTGAAAAGGGTAGTACGGTAAAAACA